GATTAAATATAAAAGATAAAAAAAATATACTAATGTGCTTATTTACAAACTAGGGATAAACTGCCATTTTGTATAATTACAAATATTTTTCCAAATTACATCCTGTTGATGTAGTTTATTTCTGGATTTTAATAATTGAAAACAATCTAAATATTCATCTAACTCTAGTAATTCAAAAAATTTATACATAACATAGTTGTAAGATAAAAAGTTTTTCCTTTTTTTAGGGCAAAACTTTTCAAAAGGTATTTGAATTTCCTTAAACATACTACGAATAATTTCTTCTACTTCTGGACTAATAATAGGAGGTGGCAAGCCGTTTAATTGATTGATAATATAAGGTATGTGTTCATAATAATCATTTCTTTTAATTTTACGAAGTAAAGACCTTAATTTTTCCGGAGTTAAATCTGCCATATTTTCGATTCTTTCTTTATTAATTTCTACTAATATTTCATTATAAACTTCCTCAGGAATCTCAGTGGTTTCTTTGGCTTGAAATTGAGCTAAGAATTCGTTTAAGTGATTAATTCTTTTGTAGCAAAAGGATGTCATTTCTTTAGGTGGGTCTTTATAAGAAGGTTTATCAGAATCAATTAATACTTGTTCTTGAATACCACAAGTCACACATATAATTTTTCCAGTATTTTGTTCTAATAACATTTCATTATGGCAATAATGGCATATATCTAAATCTTCAACGTCTTCATCTGAATCATCATATACAAAATCTTGGTCAATAACATTCATAAATTCATTATATAATTGCTTTTTAGATTTAATCTTTTTTTTATTGTCTTTAATATTGGTATCATCATTTAGGTTATCTTGAGTATTATTATCTGTGTTATTTGGTAGTCCAAATGGAGTATTATCTAATTGATAATCAAAATTAGATTTGTAGGTTTCTTTTTTATTATTTGAATTTTGATTATTTTTTAAAGTAATAATTTCTTTTCCGGATTTAACATCATATTTTTTTTTAGTTTTGGAATCAAACTTAAAATAATCAATTACAGATGATTTGCAACTATTTAAATTAGGATTTTTCTGCATTGCTAGTTGTCTTAGAGTTAATTTTTCTTCTTCTATTACATCCGGGGGTGCTTTTTCATTACTGTAATAATCTTTTAAAATATTTCCTGTTCTTAATAAATAATTAATTTCTCCTGTATTATTTTTAATAGTATCAATCTGTGATTCAATATTTTTAATTTGGTCATCAAAACCCCAAAGCATTTGCTGAATTTGTATGCTTTCAATTGGATTTTTTTTTACTTTTTCTTTTTCTTTCTGATATTTAATAATTTCTCCTTTTATAATTTCAATTTGTTTATATAAATTAGGTACGCTATTCCTTTGTTGTTGAAATCCTTCAATAATAGAATTATGAGTTGCGTCTAGTGTTTTTGTAGAATTTATTGGATTACGATTTTTCGACTTGCTTTTAAATGCCATAATTAAAAATGTATTAAATAATTTATTTAAAGAAATATATTTTATTAAGACTGCAATCCTTTAAGTATTTTAATAATGTTTATTAATTTATTTAAATTAAACGAACTAATGAAACTATTTTTATTTTTAAAAATATAGCAAAAATATAACAAAAATATGTAATAAAAAATATAAAAATATAAAAAATATAAAAATATAAAAAATATAAAAAATATAAAAATATTAAAAATATAAAAAATATAACAAAAATGTAATAAAAATTAATATATATATATATTATTGAATTAATTGTTTGTAAATTATTTATAATATTATTTTTAATTAAAAAGAATTAATTGGTTTTATTTTCCTATTTTTTTTTCTCTTTTAAATTTAATATAATAATAAAAATAAAAAATGGGAGGAGGTCTCATGCAGTTAGTTGCCTACGGGGCACAAGATATGTATTTAACAGGAAATCCACAAATTACTTTTTTTAAAATAGTGTATCGTCGTCATACAAATTTTTCTATGGAAGCTATTGAACAAACCTTTAATGGAACAGCCGATTTTGGAAGAACTGTTTCTGCTACTATTGCTAGAAATGGAGATTTAATTCATCGTATGTATGTTCAAGCTGTAATACCAGAAGTGACTGTTCCTGCTGCTTCTAACTTTAGATGGATGAACTGGTTAGGTCATGTTTTATTAGAAACAGTAGAATTAGAAATTGGAGGACAAAAAATAGACAAACATTATGGTGATTGGCTTCATATTTGGAATGAATTAACTCAGACTGCTGGTCATCAAGCTGGGTATGCTAATATGGTAGGTAATGTTCCAAAACTAACACAATTTACAGGAGCAGCAGGAACAGTTAACTCTGTAGAATTATATATTCCTTTACAATTTTGGTTTAATCGTAATCCAGGTCTTGCTCTTCCTTTAATTGCTCTTCAATATCACGAAGTAAAAATTAATATTAAATTTAGACAATTAACAGATTGTTATTACGCAAATAACGTACAACCAGCACAAACACCACAATTATCAGCATCTCTATGGGTAGATTATGTATATCTTGATACTGAAGAGCGTCGTCGATTTGCTCAGGTGAGCCACGAATATTTAATTGAACAGCTTCAATTTACTGGTGATGAATCATCTACATCTAGTAGCACGAAAATTAAAATGGCATTTAATCATCCCGTAAAAGAATTAATTTGGGTAGCTCATAGAGCAGCACATATTACATCTACCCCTGCTAATGGTGGATTTCAATGGTTTAACTATACTGATGCTCCTGATACTACTTATTTTAGTGGCACACCCAGTGATCCTTTAGGTGGTGGTATGGGAACTGCTGCTTTTCATTCAGGTAATTTTCCTTATAGTCTTCCATTTTCTGGAAATGCAACTAACATTAATGATGGAAATCAAAATAATCAAATTGCTCCAGAAGCTGTGACCTTTGATGATTTATTAAATAATGCTGCTGCTGGTGGCACTGCTTGGAGAGCGGATTTAACTGTATTAGATACTGGTGTAAATCCAGTTTCTAAAGCTAAGATTCAATTAAATGGACATGACCGTTTTGCGGAGCGTAATGGACGTTATTTTAATTTAGTGCAACCTTATCAGCACCACGAAAATATTCCTGCTACTGGTATTAATGTTTATTCTTTTGCTCTAAAACCAGAAGACCATCAACCTAGTGGAACTTGTAACTTTAGTCGTATTGATACAGCTACTCTTAATCTTACATTAACTGATAACGCTGTTGCGGGTAATGGAGTTAGAATCCGAGTTTATGCTGTCAATTACAATGTTCTCCGTATTATGAGTGGGATGGGTGGTTTAGCCTATTCTAACTAATTTTAAAATAATATTAAAATAAAAAATTAAAATAAAAAATTAAAATAAAAAATTAAAATAAAAAATTAAAATAAAAAATTTACAAAAAAAAATTAATTAAAATTATTAAAATCGTGGAGCATATTTTTAATAGTTCTATTATTGCTAGGTATTTGATTAGCTGCCTCTTCTTCTTCTACTGAATAAGTATGGTGATTCTTTTTCTCTCTACGATGTTCTTCTTTGTGTTCTTTTTTTATTTCCTTTTTTCTTTCTTTATTCTCTACAACTATTTCTTTGTGCTCTTTTTTTTTCATCTCTTCCTTTTTTTCACACCATTTATTAATAATATGTTCAGGAGGTAAATGACCACAATCAGCTTGTATTTTAGTAATTTTGTCTTTTGTTTCTTTTAAAAAAACATCGCTACATTCATTGTTTTGATAGGATTCAAATTTTAATAGTAAAATTAATTTATCATATTCATTAGCTGCACTTTGAAAAGCTTCTTGCTTTTGCCCAAAATTAAAAGCAGTTGAAAAAGACTGCATTGCTGTAGAAAAACTAGCTAGAATACCAACTGAAATCGCAAAATAAGATTTAGTATCATCGTTGAATTTTTCATTAGTAGATAAAAAAGAACCAATTCCAGAAAGACAACTTATAACAATTGAGGGAATTACTAATTTTCTACTTAGATTACGATAATATTTATAAGATTTTTTGTGAGTATATCTATTTTTTCTAAGATATTTTAATAAATTGTCATAAATAGAAGGATGAGTTTGAGTTTCTCTATTTTTGAATGCTTCTTCAACAATTGTAAAAGTATCTTTTTTAACAGGATTTGGTGATTGTGTGCTCATAAATGTATAGTAATAAATAGCAATAAAAAAAAATATAAAAAATAAATCAAATAAAAAAATATTATTTTAAAAATTATTTCAAAAATATTATTCTAAAATATTTCTACAAAAATATTTATTTTTTATTATCAATAAAATCAGTAGCATGAATTTCAATTACTTCTCCAGTTTCATATTGGCTTAATTTTTCACCAAAATCATCTAATCCCAAGCAGGTATTACATTTATGAATACATTTTAATTTACATAAATGAAAAACAGCATTTTCCGGTTTTTTATTAATTGATAGAAGATATTCTAAATTAATTGAACTAAATTGAAAATCCGCCATATATTTTGTAGGAATTCTATAAAAAGAATGTCCCATCCAAATTAAATTTTTCATAATAAATAATAATTTATTACTTAATTATAAACAATTATATTTTTTATATTTATTATTATATTTATTATAATAATTATAATAATAATTGTAATAATAATTATAATAATAATTATAATTTATCAAATAAATTAATTAAGATTTTACATTTATTTTTAATAAATAATTTTAAATAAAATAAAATAAAATCAAAATAAAAAATTATAATCCTAAATCTTCTTGGAATTGTCTAGCAATTGTATTTGACATTTTTCTTTTTTCGGTTTCACTTAAATTACTTTTAATTTTCTTTCCATTTGTTTCAAGAGTACTATCCACGTTGTCTTTATTAATATTGTTATTTGAAGTTTCATTCACTCTATCAACAATATTTTGTTCATTATTAATATTATCAGAATTTATAGATTGATTCGTATTAATATTATCAGTATTTGTAGATTGATTCGTATCAATATTATCAGAATTTGTAGATTGATTAGTATTAATATTATTATTATCTAATACAAGAATAGAATCTGACCTTCGAAAATGAACACTCTGATTATTACTTTGAGTTGATTTATTTGACTGTGAAAATGATGTCGTTTGAGTAGTATTATCAATTGTTATATTTTCTAATGATGATATAGTTCTTTCATCATTATAATGATTAATATTATAAGATTCTTGAGGGGAATAAGATTCTTGGGTGGAATAAGATTCTTGGGTGGAATAAGATTCTTGAGGGGGATAAGATTCTTTGGGGGAAAAAGAATCTTGAGGAGAATAAGAACTATGTTCAACTATATTTTCTACTCTTTGGTCTTGATTTTGAGTCCTTTCATTATTTAAATTATATGAATTTCTACTTCTTCTTCTAAAAATACCTCCATCTTGACTAGAGCTTGTAATTCTACTTTTTATTCTACCAATTGTTTTATTTGTTTTTTTAACATTATCTAATGTTTCTTCCTGAGTTCTAAGTTTATTAAATATTTTACTATAATCTCCCAATCCATAAGATACAATGTTTGTCACAATTGTATCAGCAGTTCCTAACATAACAAACGTATAAACAAAATAATTAA